ATCATGTTATTAATTAAAAAGATTCGATATCTTTTCTTGTGTCTTCCCTTGTTGTACTTCTTTAGTTCATTGTTACTTGCTCTATCGAGCATGGCTTCAATCCATATTCTCTCAATGACTGTTGAACTAAGGGCATGCAGAGTGGGACGGCTACTCAATGTATCTATAACAGTCCTGATGCTGGCTGCTGCTACTTGTTGCGGCGGTAGATCCAGTAAAGGTGTGAGCATTGCATAGTTTTTTCCAGCCCTTCCCTTCTCAATCTTTCTTCTTACCGCTCGTAAATGATTAATAATAATATCGACATTAAAAGAACACAGAGTCTCGCCATAAATGGTTAGAGACTCCATGTTCGCTGCCTGTTTTTTATTTGTTTGGGATTTAATTCTATTAATTCCCAAGTCAAGCATTAATTTTTCATTAGCAAGTTGATCTTCTAATGAACTCAATTAGCTTGCTCCCAAAATTTACTCTTCTGTTCGTAGTTAAGCTCGAACCATTCAGTAAGTATGCGCTTAGTTAGTTCCGCTCTTGTAATACCCATGTCCGCAGCTAAATAATCCATACGACTACATAATTGTGGCGGTATAAAAGCCTGTAACTTCTTACTTTCTTCCATCGAAAAACCTCCTTGCGGTAGTCCACACTAACTTAACCATAGGATAGATAGCAACTCTCACTTCAGTATCTTCATACTGTTGTTTAAGAAACTCATTCATTGCCCTGTCACTTGCTTCGTCTTCAGTTTCAAGTGGCGCTGGATTGTCAGGTAGCATCGTCCAATAGATAGCATCAAGCGGTATGTAATCATACGACTCGCTCCTCCATTGCCCATCTGGCGTAAACTCTCCACGTTTACAGTAGTAAAGAACCAAGCCAGCATTATTGGCGTGTAACTTGTCGGGTTTTTTCTTCGTGATGTTTATCAGTTGATAGTCTTGTGTCATTAGTTCGATGTTGATAGTGATGTTTTGGATTAATGCCTACTAATACAAATAAAATTGCTAAAAATGTAAAGCAAAATAAATTCATAATTTTTCAGAGTGCTTATAAAGAACTGCTTTACTGCATGATTCTCCTAGTTCCTCGTTGAATACGTTGCTACAGAACTCGTCAGGTTCTGAATCGTAATACTCCTGAAGCTCCTCTAAGGTGTCGAAGTATGCTCGAACCTTAAGGTCACTCCCTCTTCTTAAATAGTCGAGGTCGATAGCTTCAACTAACTCTTCATAGTCACAATCAATAGTGAATACACACATGATGTATGACTCTTGGCTATAGCTTGCCGTCTTAAATTGTATGCTTGCTAATGTCATTATGATTCGTGAATAATTTTGTAGTTAATTTCTTTTAAACATTCAAAGATTTCTTTAATTAGATAATCTTGCTGCGCTTGTTCATCTTCTGGTAGGAAGATACAAATATTTCTATCGGACATATCGACCAGCATGTCCAATATATATTCAAGCTTCTGCAATCTTGTGTTCCATTTAGGATTATCAATAATAAAATTGCATACTGCTATTTCAACAGCTGCAATTTCAAACTTGTATTCCTTTTCAGTTAGATCATTAAACATAAAGGCATCGTTTACCGCTGCTCTTCTTTCTTTGATCTGTTGTTCCATATCTTTATATGGGCTGGGATTAAAATCATCCATTTGTTTTAAAATTAAGAAAAATTTAGGGTATAAATATACCGCCGATAAATTTCGGCGGCGTTGTAAGGGCATCTGGAGTTAGTGTTTAGTCCATACTTCCCAAGTTGTGACTCCTTCGTCATCAGTTGTGCAGTCTTTGACGTTTGGCTGGTACTCACTCCAATAACTTTCGTAAGTAATACCTCTGCGGATATCTCTCATGGCGTGAGCATATGCGGCTAGTTGGTTTCGATAAAGGTATCGAGATAAATTGAAGCCGATGTAAACGCCTTCATTAAACATGCCGCCATCGTTTCTCTTGCATAGTTCATGGTCTAATCCTTTTGGGAAATTAGATTCAATAAACTTTTCTACTTGTTCGACTGTCTCGCAGTCGCCCAATTCTTTAAGTTTTAATTCCATTAGAATATTCCCTCGAATAGTTGGGCTATCTCGCTGTTCTCCTCGAAGTCTTCAAGCTCAGTAATTAAGCCATCGAAGTCTTCAGAAGGCGGCATAACAGAAGATACAGCGTCAAAGATTTCCGCTCCGTATTCTTCCCTTAAGCTGTCGAGATATTCCGCCCGATTCTTAAAGCCTTCCTCTTCATAACGAGCAATTAAGATGCCGCTTTCTCTGTCTTTTAGCATGGGTTTTAACCTCTTTGTTTTTAGTTCTGGAGTATGAGTACTCCATCCAAAAAAAGGAGCGGCGAACCGCTCCAAGTTTTAGAAGGAATCTTCTTAGGCTGTAAAAAAGTATTCCATTCCGTCCGCTTCGACTACGTTGTAATCATACTGGAGGTTTTGCCAAGTCCCTTCCCAATCGATGTCTATCCAGCTTGGGAATCCGTCGGGAATTGAGCAGCCTTCAGTTGCGATATGCTCGGCGAACTCTTCGCCGCTCTCGAACTCTCCATAATATAAGTCTTGAAAATTATCAAATGATCTGTCGCTAGGATCTAATTCATTTAGATAATTTTCCCATAGTTCGTGAGAATATCCGGCGGCCTTTGCTTCCCTGAGTCCCTCGAGGTATGTAAAAAGTTCTTCCGCTCCGATGTATTCAGAATAAATTGAATCTATTCCGCAGTGATCAGTAAAAAACCATTCTTCAGCGTCTGCCGCTGGGCTGGTTTTAATTACAAAATCAATAGCCTGTTGGAATTGCTTTTTAAATTCCTCTTCGTCTTCGCTGTTTAGTTCCTCCAGATCCAACCAGTAGAAATGATGGTGTCCCTGATTGTATGCGGCTAAACATTGAACACATAACCAGCAATCAGATTCGCCGAAGTCTGCCGACTGACTCAAATAAGTTGGTTTTGTTTCTAGTGTTGTTGACATAATAAAAAGTTAGCTAGTTTTTAAAATGGTTGATAAGTCAACCATCGAACCGACCAGCTGCAAAAGCTGGGACGGCTCGAAGCTTGAATTAATCAAACAACCTTATATATAAATTCGGCTGTTAATCCAGTTGCAGGGCATAGCTCACAGTTAGGAGCTTCAGCCCAGCACTCAAGCCCAGCAATAAAACAGTAATAAGCATTAAGCCTAGTTATGCTGCTGGCGCAGTCGCTAAGAATATTCCATGTATATATAGAGTCTGGATCTATTTCATGGATTTTTAAGTTCTGGCGGAAAGCTTTTGGAGCTTGGATAGTTAACCCAAGCGCTGCACAGTCCCACTCGAAACTTATTTTATTGTCGAATGCTGTTGCTGGTTGTCCGTGTAATGCCATTAATTGAACTGTTGAAGCGTCAACAGTACCCACAATCTTAAGAAGATTAGGGTTAATGATGCAGTCGTAAGGAGTAGTCACGATAAAAAATTAGTAGTTGTTGTAGTGGATTTCAAAGCGGAATAAATCCGCCTGGAATCTCCTTAGAATATTAACAGATATACTTACTGTTTGCCATTAATTAGGCGGCTATTCTCTTAAATGTTATCGAAATTAAAACAATAAGGCTGCAGCTGCTCCAGATCCGACAATAACTAATTAAAAACCTTGTAGTTCTGTCTGATTGACAGTACTTCCTACAGTCTAGCCGCCAGTTATAGCCTTAATCTTACGGTGCATTATGTAAATAAATAGAGAATTGGACAGGATACGGACGGACTACCAGAAAAATAATTAAAAAGTCATACGGGGAGTCTGACGGATTCCCTATAACGTTGAGCCGCTCAAATTTTTGTACCAAAAAGTAGGAAGATATCCGATGAGATCTAACAGTATCTAATAGAGTCATCTACCAGTTCTTCTTCTATTGTGGAGAAGTAGTGGTGGACAGGGTTTTAACAAGGCGATATATTAAGGATAACCATTACATGATCCAATGAATTGCAAAGCCATTGGTTACTAAGCTTCAATAATGGTTATATTGGGAGTAGTTTGACCCGCATTCGACTCCCTCTATTACAACTATGGCTAAAAAAGATACGTCAGAAATACTGGAAAATCTACACGCTAACCTAGCTGGAGCGTTAACTGATCTGCTGACTAGCGGAGAAGCTACAACAGCAGATTTAAATGTGATGAGACAGTTCTTAAAAGATAATCAGGTGTCAGCACAACCAGCGGAAGACACACCTTTTGGAGATTTAGCTAGGTCGTTACCTGACATAGAGAATGTCATTGCACTTAAAAGACGTAGTGCGTAATGAGTAGGTCAGATTGGGAGACTCTGCCAGAACCTTACGATAAAGACTTTAGATATTTTTTAGTTTTAGTGTGGAGACACTTACAGTTACCAGATCCAACAACAGTTCAGTTAGATATAGCGGAATATATGCAGCAGGGACAGAAGAGAAGGATTATTGAAGCATTTAGAGGGGTAGGAAAGTCGTGGATGGCAGCAGCTTATGTGCTTTGGCTGTTAAGAAACGATCCACAAAAGAAGATTATGGTCGTATCAGCTAGTAAGACTAGGGCTGATGACTTTGCTCAATTTTGTTTAAGAATTATACAGGAGATGCCGATACTGAAATGTCTAGAACCAGATAAGAATGAACAGAGATCTGCTAGTAACAGGTTTGATGTACGTCCATCTATACCTGATCAGTCAGCTAGTGTAAAAAGTGTGGGTATTTTTGGACAGTTAACTGGTAGTCGTGCCGATTT